CGATAAGGTCAAGAACGAGAAGAAGGAACTGGAGGATAAGGTCAAGAACCTGGAGAAGGATAAGAAAGACCTTGAAGAGAAAGTAAGGGATCTGGAGAAAGAACCGGGTGGCGAAACCCACACTGCCGTAGATGACAACAAGGCTCAGGACTTCTGCTCAGATCAAGTATCGGACGTTTTAATTGATTTTGCATAATATGGCAGAGAATGATAAATTTATTGCACCTGTTGACGTACAGGAACAGCTGCAAAAGACGGCAAAGATCTACCGTAATAAGTTAATCACCATGCCTACCAGAGGTCTGAAGAAGTCACTCAGCTACATGACTCTTCGCCCAGGCATCCGTGTATCAGAGACCGTAGGCGAACTTACAGGCGGTGCTGAGTTCGGTCCATACGATGAGAACCGCGTAGCTGACGGCAACGTCAAGATTACACCTCGTACCCTGGAGGTGTTCTTTGGCAATGTCGATATCAAGTTCTCACCTAACTCAGTTTATTCCACCATCTGGGGCGCCAACGTCACTAATGGCGATGCCCTGAAGAATGTGCCTATCACGCTGCAGGTTCTTCAGCTCCTCGCCCTGAAGCTCGGCAAAAACCTCGACAAGGTTCTGTTCAAGGCTGTACGCAACCCTACAGGAACAGGTTCTGTTGACCTCTTCAATGGTTTCGATACCATTGCCAAGACCGAACTGGATGCCGGCAAGCTTTCCAGTGACCTCGGAAACCTTATCAAGATTGCAGATATTCTGGGCGACAACAAGACCATCAACGACGACAACGCCGTAGATTTCGCACAGGGCATCTGTGAATTCGCCGATGAAGAGCTGATGGCAGAGGATAAGGTTTACCTTTACGTTCCTCAGTCATTCGTCAACCTCTACAACCGTGCCTTCCTCAAGAAGTTTGGTGCTGCTCCTTACAACAAGGATTACAACCACCTCACCGTAGAAGGATTCGGCAACGTTGAGTTCGCTGTCCTTTCCAACAAGAAGGATGCTCCTTTCTTTGAACTTACTACCAAGAGCAACATGCTGGTGGGCGTCAACGAGATCAACAACAACGATGCTGAGCAGATTAAGGTCGAGAAGTATCACCCATGGAAACTCGACTTTATTGCTACCAAGTTCTTCGGTACCCAGTTTGAGAGCATCAACAAGGAGCGAGCCCTGTTCATCACCGATGATGGTACCAAGCCACTCATCCAGAAGGCAGCCACATCATCTGCCAGCCAGACTGGCGGCAAACAGAGTGACAAGGGCGCTACCGCTGACGGAAACGTCTAATGTTTCACCTTATATAATATAGGAGATTAAAATATGGCATGTACTAACAAAGATTTATATAAATCTGTGCGCAAATGTCCGGGTACGATTATTCGTCCCGGCATTAAGCCGAAGTTCCTGGCCATCCCGCTTTCGCAGATTCTTGCATGGCCGAAGCTTCCAGATCCTGGCGATACCACCAAGGGACTGGAGGAACTCGCTACCTATAAGGGTGACTTCACTCTTGCCGCTGATGCCAAGTGGCACGCAGTTGACCTCGTAGCACTCAAGTCTTCCATCACCACGGAGACTCAGGGCGAAGCTCCATCAGCTACCTTCCTCAACAAGGCAGAGTATATCATCGGCGGCACTGATGCCGATATTACCGGTTTCGGCCGTATGGCGATCAATGACGAACTGGTCTATGCCCAGCAGGATCCTAATGGCCGCTTCCGCATTCTCGGTAACGAGATGTTCCCGGTGAAGACCACATTTGCCCAGAACAGCGGCGCCGGAGCTACCGACTCAAAGACCTCAACTCTCAGCGTAGAGGCCACCGATTTCTGCCCTGCTCCATACTATGATGGCAAGCTTGAGACAGATGAAGGTGATATCAAGGGCAGCGATGGCTCTGCTTGGGAAGCAACCGATCACGCGTAAGATTTGCCCAAATTTACATAACTACACATACTGATTTGCTTAGGTGGCTCTCGCTTCGTGCCTGAGCCGCCTTTGTTTGTTTTCACCTTATTATATATTGAATATGGATCATCAATTTACCAGACAGATGCAGGAGTGGCTCAACTCCAAGCACGAATCGGATGCAGAAATCATCAAGGGAGCAGATATGCTCTTCCGTCTCAACCGAAACCGGTTCTATCATGTCCGAGCAACCCGACAGCCCCAGGCATACCGCACCAACATAGAGTATGAACTGAATAAGTTCCTCAAGATCCGTCTCGACAACATGACCATCGAGGAGGTCAGGAAGATGAACGATATCGTGATTCCTGAAGCCCAGGCTATCATTGCCGAAGGAGAAGCAGAGAATAACGGAGAAAATCAGGGAAAATCGGAGAAAAACGGCGATTCCATCGAGGAAAATGCCTCTACCGATGATACAGAACTCCCGTCCTCGGATAGCGATGGAGTGGCTGTTGTCCGTAAGGGCAAGCGCAAGGATCACGATTTCCTGCCCAAGGAAGTAGCCGACCTCTGGGATATCAACGCCAAGCGATACAAGGAAATCAAATCTACCTTCGAGACGCTCAAGGCGATGGAAGACAAGGAACCATGCGACCGATACGAGCATCTAAAGATTCTTTCGGATCTCGACAAGAAGTATCGTGCCGATATGCTCACCTACGACTCATACCAGGTGACACGTGCCGACCGTGACCGTGTAGCTAAAGCCAGACTCGCCGAAAATGCCAGCCAGGGTTAAAGTTGCCGATATACTCAAGCCCATCGATGAGGTGAAGACACAGGCATACTTCGGACGGCACCTGCACACACTCGGACTCATCAAGTGGATCCTTTCACAGATTGGTCCTGCTGATGTGTGGGTGTCTTCCTACTCCACCTCCGAGGAGTTCCTCAGAGGTTTCCGCCTGATGCGGGATTCGGGCAGCATCTCGTCGGCAAAGATGCTGCTGGATGTGAAGGCAAGCAAGAAGACCGTACACCTGTGGCGGCTTATGTCGGCATGCTTCGATGATGTCTATCTGGGCGAGAACCATTCCAAGGTGACGCTTTTCCGGAATGATCAGCATGTTGTTTCGGTCGTCACATCCCAAAACCAGACATACGGCAGCCGTGACGAGAGTACCATCATCACCACGGAACCACAGGTCTTTGCCGACCTGTTCAATGGATATACCAGTCATTGTGACAATCAAAGCTTAAGAATCAATGGAAATTACTCAGGAGTTACTCAACAAAGTGCAAGAGCTGGCAGAGAACCTGACTCCGATCTCGGAGATGTCCGTTCTTTTGGATATTAAGGAGGATGTTCTGCGTGATGAGATTCTCGACCCTGCATCAGAGCTCCGGCGCGTCTATTATCTGGGCATGGCAAAAGTCAGGCAGCAGATTCGCAGGAATGAGCTGGAGCTGGCTGCAGCCGGCTCACCTCAAGCCGTACAGCGCACACATGAATATCTGAATAAAATGATAGAGGAGATCAAGATATGAGAGAACCAGCCAACATCGATGCCATCATCGACCTGATGGACCGCACACCCGAAGAGATGGATGCACAGAATGTTCCCGCACCCGTGCGCGACCGCATTCTGCGCATCCGGGCTCTTTATGCCTGGTGGCTCATCAATCCACGCAAGACAGACCAGGAACTTGTCTTCAAGGATATGCAGGATTACAAGGTGCAGCGCATGATGGCTTATAATGACCTGCACCTCATCAAGCTCATACTGGGCAACCTGCAGAAGGTTTCCAAGGACTTTGCCCGGTACCGCTTCGACCAGATGATTCAGCGCACCTACGAGAAGGCAGACAATATGGGCGATGCCAGAGCCATGGCTGCAGCTGCCGCCGCATACGGCAAATATCACCTGCTCGACAAAGAAGATCCTGTCGACAACGGCTATGACCAGATACAGCCTCAGGTCTTCATACCTACTTCAGACCCTCGCTATCTCGGTCTCAAGCGCATACCTAACGTGATGGGCACCATCAAGAAGCTCATCAAAAAATACACCGACAACTCCATGGATCTCATCAAGATCGAGAGCGAAGACTATGACGAGCAGTTGCTGGAGTATACACCTACAGAGGAAATCAAACAAGAGGAGGGCACAACATGATAGAGCAATACTTCAACCCGGCGCAACAAGAGGTCAACCTCATCTCCGCTCGCGACAACGTGGTCGTGGGCGGTCGAGGCATCGGCAAGAGCATTCTCCATGCCACCTTCAACCTGCGCAACATGCAGCGCATGCCTGGCAGCAATGGCGGCTTCGTCTCCGCCAACACCAAGCGATGCCTCACCAACACCATACCGTCCATGCTACAGCACTGGGAGCGATGGGGCTTCCACCGTGGCAAGCACTATGTCATCGGCATCAAACCGCCCAAAAAGCTGGGGTGGCCTGATCCTGTCATCCCTCCTTCCAACTGGGAGAACACCATATCGTTCTACAACGGCTCCATCGGCACCATCATCTCACAAGACCGCAAGGGCACGTCAAACTCCCTCTCGCTCGACTACCTCGACATCGACGAGGCTAAGTTCATCGACTTTGAGCAGCTCAAAGACGAGACTTTCCCTGCCAACCGAGGCAATGTCAACCTCTTTGGCCAACACTACTATCACCATGGCATGCTCATTACTTCAGATATGCCCGTGACTAAAAAAGGCTCCTGGTTCCTCAACTATAAAAAAGACTGCGACCCTCACCTCATAGAGGCGATATCATCACTCGTGGTCGAGGAGTATGACATACGCAACCGCATCAAGACCTCTGGCCACATCAGCCTATATGCCAAGCGCAGACTCAAAGAGATTGGGCTGCTCCTGGCACAACTGCGTTCCAAGGCTCTCTTTTACAAGGAGTACTCATCCGTCTATAATGTCGAGGTCCTGGGCATGGAGTTCATCAAGCAGATGAAACGTGACCTCCCTGCACTCACCTTCCAGACATCAATCATGTGCAAGCGACCTTCCATCTCGCTCGATGGCTTCTACTCCAACCTCAGGGATGTCAACCTCTACTCTGCTCCAAACCTCGACTACCTCGATGGACTGGAGTATGATGTGGAAAAGCTGCAGCACGTTGATTCAAGAATGGATGCTGACGTTGACCCAGACCGACCGCTCTGTATCGCCTTCGATGCCAACGCCCTCATCAACTGGATAGCCATTGGCCAAGACAACCTGCGTGGAGAGGCACGCTTGCTCAAGAGCATCTTTGTCAAGTATGAGGAGAAGCTGCCCACCCTGCTCGACAAGTTCATGGCTTACTATGCATATCATCGCTGCAAAGAGGTCAACTTCTACTATGACTCCACCTTCGTGGGCAACAACTACGCCCTGATGAATGATGACTTTCACACCTTCATCACCAACTATCTCACCGACCATGGTTGGTATGTCAACGAGGTCTATCTAGGCAACCCGATGGGGCATATAGAAAAAATGCTGCTCATTAACCGCATGTTTCTGGGCAAGGCTGGCCACCGTGCCATGATCAATGATGAGAACAACGAGGACATGCTCCTATCCATCCGACTCGCTGGTGTCTACAATGGCAAGAAGGATAAGCGAGGCGAAAAGCTGGCAGAGACCGAAGAGGACAAGCTGGAGGCTCGCACCGATGGCTCCGATGCCTTCGACTCCCTGATGATTGGCATCGAGAAGTTCCCACAGGCTGATGGCTACGTCTCCTGTGGCTCCATGCTCTGATACGCTGACCGATTTACTTATTAGATAAATAACATGGTGGCTGGCATTCTTGCTTGACCGCCGATGAGGGGAGTGCGCTGTGAAGCGTGCTCCCTTTTTTCGTGCCCTTCCGTGACTATCTCCACATGAAAAACACGTTTTACATTCTTGCAAATTCTTTAACGGTCCTTTACATATTCCGCCCAATCCAAGGGGGTCGAGGGCGCGCTCGGGCGCAGGGCGGTGGGGGGTGCTATCGCCGACAAAGGGGAATTATTTTCCCTTTGAATCCCTAAAACCACGATAAAATCGGGGTTTTCCAATCCGTGGGTGTGGAAAACCTGTCGCAAAACGACACATTCGGCATCTTCAACCTCGGGGTCGAAGCATGCCAAATGCTGCGATTTCATCGCTCCAAGGTATGTTTTTCCTCCTAAAGTCTGAAAAACATGGTGTTTTTGATGACGCAAATTTTCCATCTTTCATTTCATACGCTATGGTTAAAATTTGCGAATTTTCAAGCGGTAGTGACCGTGATGGCGCTCAAACGTCGCTAAGGCTTAACCACCAAGGTAAGGCAGAGCCTTTTCTTTGCCCGCTTTTCCTGTCCGAGAGCTTTTCCCTTTATCGGTTATCCATCGGTCATTATCTCTTTTTCGGGTGCAAAGGTACGGCGGACGGCATGCACCAAGTACCGATAAATCTATTTTCCAAAAACTTTTCGGCAGCCTTCCGCAATCAGAGATGACGGTTTTCCATAAACTTTTTGCAAAATTCCTTGGCTTTCATACCTCTTCTCCGCTCGTCTGCATCGCACCGTAAAAAGCGACAAAAACGACCGACGGACAGAATAAAAAAAACTCTCAGACGGGCAGGCAAAGACGAGTTCAAATAAAAAAGCTCCTTCCTCCCTCTGGCTAGAATAAAAATTTTAAGCGTATGAAAACTTTCAATTATTACGAGTACAGCTCCAAGCGTTTCGACCGCTCAGCACAAGCAGAGCAAGTGAGAAACTTCATCTTTGCCTTCAAGGATGGAAAGCAGTGGGCGACAGACGCAGCTGCCGATATGGTGGTCAGCTCTTTCGTCAACACCTATGGCGACAAAGCCAGCGACTTCGTGATGGTTTGCGCTCCAGCAGCCAACTCAAAGAAGTACACCAAGCGCTTTTCTCGCTTCGCCCAAAAGGTGAGCCAAGGCGCAAAGGTACAGAACGGAAACGAGCACATTTCCATCTATGGAGAGCGCACAGCCAAGCACTTCAGCACAGACAGAGTGTGTGAGAGCTTCGACTACAGAGTGGCACTCGATAGAGAGAACTTCAGCGGAAAGAAAGTCATCATCTTCGACGACGTGGTGACGAGCGGAGCGACCGCCCGAGAGTTCGCCAACGAGCTAGCCGAATGTGGCGCACAAGTGATGGGAGCGATGTTCCTAGCGAGAACAAAGAGAATGTATAACTAACAAATAACAAAAGATATGAGACAAAATTATAACAATCTTTGTATGGAGGAGAGACCGCAGTACAGAGCCTATAACCAAGGTTTCGACACCCTTACCAACGTTGACTTGATTTCTTTGGTAATCAACAGAGGGGCAGGTACCAAGGACAGCCAAGAGCAGGCACGACAGATTTATAAAATCATGGGCAACTCGCTTCGCAACATCGGCAAGGCGAGAATAGAAGACCTGGAAGTGGTACCAGGAATTGGAGACTGCAAGGCGATAGCCCTACAGGCAGCCATCGAGCTAGGCAGACGCTACCAAATGGAAAAGGTAGCGAGAAACACCGACCTAGGCAGCAGCCTGGCACTCTACAACTATCTTCGCCCAATGATAGGCTGCAATGAGACAGAGGGCTTTTGGGTAGTGCTGATGAACCAAAACTTTAGGCTGATAAAGTGCACCAAGCTCAGCGAGGGAGGCATCACCGAGACAGCGGTGGACGTTCGACTGATAATGAAAGAAGCCGTGCTCAACAATGCAACCATCATCGCCGTGGCACACAACCACCCATCGAACAGCACGCAGCCGAGCAAGGCGGACGATATGCTCACGCAGAAGATAGCCAAGGCGTGCGAGGTGATGAGACTTTTCTTGATGGACCATATCATCTTGGCTGAGGATGGCTTCTACAGCTACCACGACAAAGGAAAGCTATAATATATATATAATAAGGTAAGGGGAAGGCTAAAACCTTCCCCCTCATTTTCCAAAAATTTTCGCCTGCGGCGAAAGCGTCTGGCAAGAGCCAAAAAGCGGTCGAGCATTCTTTATATACCATTTTCCAATCTTTATTGCAATTTTTGTTGTTAAATTTATCATTAAATTTGCGATTTACAAAAAATAGCCGTATCTTTGCACCGTGTTAATATAAACAGGATGTGAATTATGAGCAATACAACGACTATATATACAACATACCAAACTGATGGCAGCCCTGTTGTGGCTATACAAGACAAAGGTACTGGCAAGGTTGCATTCGCTGGTGTTACCAATAAGGCTAACTTTTTCAACATCAGTACTGCCGACAGACTCAAGGAGTTGATGACTCGTGCCGTTAACAACCGCACACGTGAGCGCAACTACTTCAAACTATATTGCGAAATGCTTGACGGCAATATTACCGAAGAAGAGTTTGATAAAGAGATTGAAGAGCATGAGGATAAGTACATCATCAAACAAGATAAAGATGCTTCCATTGAAGACATTGAGGTGGCTCTTGAGGTCAGCCCATCGCTCATGAGCATCACCTCGCCTGATGATATGGCTGAGGTATTCTCTTTCAGTGAAAAATCAATGCAAAAAAGTCTCCAATAATGGCTATATATATCAAAGAAGGTGAAATCATAGAGGGCAAAAAAGCTGATGTCATTGCCAGAAGGGCTGAGTGGAAGGGACTCAAAGAGGATCCTATCACGGGCAAAAAGATGACATTATACGAACTAGACCGAAATAGTTCCGTAGAAATCACCGAAGCTCTTGAGCTCAACGAAGAGGACAAGAAAATACGAGAAGATCTCAACGTCCATGGCAATGTGGGTGACAAGATACAAGGCGATGCCATCAGGCTTTGGGTTGACTCCAAAAGAAATTCTCTGAAGTTCAATACCAAGGAGGGCATCTCTGGCAGACATGGAGCCAACCTAGTGAGCACAAACAAGCGCACCGTGAGCAAACTCAAATATTCATTCGACAATTATAAAAAACTTTTCAAACACTCGGCTATCGAGTCTAACATTAAAGGACATATAAAATGAACATAGATATTCTTGCATTGTGTGACTTTGCACAAGATAATGACGGCAAACTTACCATCGTGGGCACTTTTGACCACTATGTGGTAAGAAAAGCACCGCTGCCTAAGAGCAACCTCTTCATGGTAGCGAGAGTTAAGATGAACAGCGAGGAAAGCAAACTTCAGCAAGAGTTCTCGGCAGAGGTTACAGAGATGAGCACTGGCAAGATGATTCTTGGCCAGCCCATCAATTCCAAGATTGAGCCACACCCTTCAGATGAGTATCTCTTCAGCAACTTCATCTTCGAGTTTACTGACCTGCAGTTCCCGGCTGAAGGTAATTATAAGTTTTCGTTCAAAATCGGCGACGTAGAGAACTCACTACCACTTAAGGTATATTTCCAGAAATAAGCATAACAAACCCTCGATACTCAATGTACCGGGGGTATTTTTTTGCGGAATATGCACGGAAAATCGAGGAAAATGCGGGGAAAATCGGGGAATTTCCGAGGAATCCATTCCTCGAAGTGGCAGAACTGAAGGGAGATCCTGCGGTCGTTTCCGGTCGCTTTCGGTCGTTTTCGCTGTCATTTCCGGTCATTCCTGGATATGATTCAGATTCTTTCCGTTTTCTTTCCGTTTTTATTCCTTTTCATTCCTCATTTTCAAATTATATTATTACTTTTGCACCGGAATTTATTCAATTAATTGCAGTTATGAAGAAAATTATTCTATTTTTAGCCATCATTTTTATGGCTATTGGCGCTAAAGCGCAGAGCACCATCCAGTCTGAGGATGGTAAGTATCCGGTTTATTGCGACCTCAAGGCATATAACTTCTGGGGTGTCGGCAAAGTGAAGGTCATGCTTGATATGGGAGCTGTCTCTAATGGTGGAGGTTCCTTCGAGAGCTTATATGATGAGGATGGCAAACAGATCAAGTTCAATACCGTCATGGCAGCCGTGAATTATATGGCTAAGAAAGGTTGGATACTTGACAAGACATATTATGTAACAGAGGGTGCCGGCAGGGCTGTTCTCCACTATGTTCTGGTGAAGAGAGTGAAGAATGATTCTGAGATTCGAGAGGGTCTGATTACCAAAGATGAGCAATAATATGTTATTAAGCATGTTTTGAAAATAAAAATGAGCGAGGAATGAAAATTTCTCGCTTTTTTTTTGGCGGTTCCAATTATTCTTCGTATTTTTGCCAACGCTTATAAGATAGTAGTAATCTACTCAGCGATGGCGACTGTTTCGCCTAGGCTTCACGCCGTGGGCTTTTTTTATGCCTATAAAGTATCATTTTCCCGGCAGCGGGAAAAAGGTCTTTTCAATATGGCGGTTGCATGATCCGTAAGATACTTGCCCTTCGCTGGGAAAGCTACCATCTTATAAGCAGCGGTGAATGTGACCGCCACCATTGTATTTATACATCAAGGTCGGTCTATAATGCTTATAAGATGGCAATTATGCAGAATTCAATTTTAATTAGTGATGCGCAGGTGAGACCTGCAGGCATCAGCGTAGAGGAGGGCATCAATACCCTCAAGTGTGCAATCAAGCGTGAGGCTAAGCGCCTCATGGCTACCAAGAGCGAGACCTTCAGCTGTCTCTGCGATGAGAGCGTCACCTATGGAGAGGTTGTGCTCACCATGGTTGGTTTCGCAGCTCTGATGGCTGTTGTCATGATTGGTGGTTTCATTTTCGGTGGGGAGGTAGCATGATGAAGAAAAGTAGAAACCGCAGAAGACGCACAGCAAAGCTGACAAGAAAGGACATCAGCAGATGCAAGTTCTTCGCTATTAAAGGCAGGCAGATGAACGCCTATAAGGTAGAAATCAAATTTTGGAGAGACAACAACGTTGTCGCATCAGTTGTTTTCATCGATGATGCTCCAAACAAGCAGACTATTATCCGATGGTATGATCATCGCTACTTTGCTCTTCGATATGGAGCTAAAGAGGCTGAGCCACTCAATATGACTTTGGCCAAGTGGAAAACCATAAACAACGATTAGGCATGAACGAAAATAATTCAACCAACCTGCACATGACAGCAGACGTCTGGAATGCGCTAGTAGATATGATGAACGTTGACCAGCTGGACAACTTCATCGAGACTCTTGAGTTTGCTCAAGACAAGTTTATCTCAAACGAGGTAATAACCAATGCCGTGGATGATTTTGGCGGTGCCGGACAGGTTCTTCTGATGCTCAATGCATTCAAGCGCATGGAGAACCTCTTCAAGACCATCAACCAGGCTCTGAAGGCGAAAGGAGGTGTGGCATGAAAGAGCGCAAGCACATCATAGGCTTCGGCACATACCAAGCCCCACCACCTCCACCAGAGCCAGACAAGGAGACTGAGGATAATCTAGTGGAGCAAGCCCTAGATCAATATCTCATCGACTACAAGCCATACGACCCAGACGATGAGGTTGATCCACAAGAGTTCAAGACCTCACGAGAGATACAAGAGGCACTCTCCGATATGGTGACAATCTCTATCTCTACCATCACAAAGTACATGAACTCGCATGGCTATGACATGATAAATGTCGAGGGCGGCGGTCTCACCTGGCACCTGCAGCGAGATGCCCCCTTCTAAAAAACAAGATCATTTTTTTTCATTTTTAGTAAACAATAAAACGACGGATGGGGCCTTAGGCACATGGCATGGCAGCTCTATCCCCCAGTACCCGGTAGTCGCGAGACTATCGGGTATTTTTATTTTCCTCCTTTCCTTCCTAACTTTGCAGTGTTTTAATGAGACAACAATATGATCACTGCAACAAAACCAACTTCGCCATTGTTTACATCGTCGCTCGATACCTTTACATTTAAGATATCGGGCGACACCGCTACCGTCACCATCAAGTGCAACGGCATGGAGCTGCTCAGCGAGACCTACTACCCAGTCTCTGGCTCCATCACCATCTACGACCTCGGCACACTCATCGCCGATGCCGTGCGACCTACAGTGACAGCTTCCTTCACCATCGACATCACAGAGCACCAGGGCGAGAGCGATATCGCCACATGGTCGAGCGGTGCCATCACCGCCTACTACGCCACCGTTGACATCGACATGTCGTGCTCATCATTCATAGACCGATACTTCCTCACCCTCCTCGATGGCACCAAGCTCACTCGACTGGGGCATCGTGAATATCTCCATGCCGCTGGCATCAACAGCTCCACCCCTACCGTGGTGGCACAGTTCTTCAAAGACAACCAGGTCACCACCGTTCAGGTTCCATCCTCAGCCACACCTACCCACACCGCCAACGGCATCACCTCATTCGATGTCTCACCAGACCGATACTGCGACGCATCAGAGGGCTACCTCTTCGCCTACACCGTCACCGTGGGCGACCGCACCCAGCAATATCAGATTGACCACACAGGCTCCATTGCCGACCCAGTGCTCCTCTTCACCAACAGCTTCGGCTGCCAAGAGATTTTCTATTGCCTGGGCAAGAAGAAAATCGCACCGATTTTCGAGCGCAAGAGTGCCGTCATCGGGGGCAAAAAGATAAATTACCAAGTCAAAGAGACACGCACTTTCGAGGGCGACACGGGCATTATCCCACCATCCATGGCACACTTCGCCGAAGACCTGCTGCGCTCCGATGAGGTTTACCTGTTCCGTGACTATGCCCAGGATAAGCAAATCACCCTCACAGACTCCAAGAGCGAGCGCACCAACGAGGCTGACGACCTCGCTGAGTTCACCTTCTCATACCAGTACTCTCAGCGCATCCAGAATGTCGTGTTCAAAAACATCGACACCTCGTCAGGCAAGATCTTCGATGCCTCCTTCGATGACACGTTCAATTAAACAAAACTCCTTCAGATATGGCAAACAACACAGACAACAAGACCGCCAAGGCCATCCACATCAACGAGCTGCGCCGTGCCCTCGACATCTCGCGCATCGACCGCACGCCCGTTGACCTAGACTGTTGGAAGGCTGGCGATGGTTCCATCATCCACTATAGGGGCTGGCTCGTCAAGAGTTCCTCATGGCAACAGGGAACCCACAACCTCTACAATCCGGTGAATCACCAGATACGCAAGGTGAGGGATATCTTCATCTTCAGATACAATGACCATCCAATATACTTATAATAATTATGGCAAGCAACAACAACAGCAACAACATAGACATCACCTATGCCACCATGGGCGAGGTGATGGATTATCAGACATCATCGCCCACGAGCGGTTTCACGGAGTCGTCCACAGTCTTCGATGATGATGGTACCACGCCTCTCGTCAGCGTGGAAGTCGGGGGAAAGGAATATACCTATGTACCCTTCGGCTACGAGAACCAGCTGCCCTACGAACTGATCAGCAACATTGGCAGGAGCAGCGTGATGGCTCAGAACAAACTCTTCAACGTGCTCACCTGCTATGGCATGGGCTTCCAGTACAACGACATCGAGACCAAGCTTCCGAGCAAGGACCGTGAAGTGAACCTCTTCAGGATGCACAACTCGATGAGCCGCTTCTTCCTGGAACAGATTACCGACATGAAGTATTTCTTCTTCTGCGTATCTGCCATCGTGCTCAACAAGAAGGGCGACAAGATTGTGGCGGTAAGACACAAGGAGGCGTGCTACTGCCGGTTTACCAAGAGCGTGAACGGACGCTCGGAATATGTGCTCTATGCCAACTGGAGAAATGCCACTGTGCCAGCCAACATAGAGGTGCTGCCGCTGCTCGACGAGCTGGATCCGCTGGGCGACCTGCAGAAGCGCATGGGGCTGGACGGCCAGAACGGCAAGGTGAAGGCAAGACAGTCGGGGCAACCGGGATGCAAGGACAGGGTCTTCGCCATCGTTACCCGCTTCCCTACCCCGGGCTGCCAGTACTATCCCGTGCCCTACTACTCCGCCATCTTCAGGGACAAATGGTATGACATCTCCCGTCTCATCGCCATCGGCAAGATGGCGAAGCTGAAGAACCACGCCACCATCCCCTACCTGGTAGAGATACACAACGACTACTGGCGCGGCATCTTCAAGGAGGAGCACATCACCAGTACGGAGGAACAGAAGAAGCGCAAGCTTGCCGAAAAGGAGAAGATACGCGACTTCATCTCGGGCATAGAGAACAGCGGCAAGCTCTGGATAGCGGGCTACTATACCACGCCCGACGGCAAGGAGGTGAAGATGGTGCGCATCACCCGCATCGATACCTCGAAGGACGGAGGCGACTACAGCGATGATATCGCCGAGAGCAACAACATGCAGTGCTATGCCGACAACATCCACCCTAACCTGGTGGGCGCCACTCCCGGCAAGAGTCAGAGCAACAATTCGGGTTCCGACAAGCGCGAGCTCTTCACGCTGAAGCAGAGCATAGAGAAGGCATTCCACGACCTGATGGAGACGGTTCACTGGGTGATCATCTACTTCAACCACTGGGAGAAGAAGGTTTATCCGGATGTGCCGCTCATCATGCTCACCACCCTTGATGAGAACAAGGATGCCAAGAAAGTGTCTAACAATCCAAATTCAAAGACAGATGATTAATATTACTGCAGAACAGTTTGAGCAGCTCCTTCCGTTCGTGGGGGCTGCCACGGAAGACGTCTTCACGAAGATGCAGCCTGCGCTGGAGAACGTATATTTCGACCTGGTGGCTACGGTCATCGGTTCCGACTTCGAGGATGCCGCCTGTGCTAAAGGCAGCGCTTTACTGGGCAATATCCGCTCATACGTCATCCTGAAGGCATTCATCCTGCGTCTCCGTTCCAACGATCTCATCATGACCGACAACGGTTTCGGTATCGTTTCCAACGAAAACATATCGCCAGCATCCCAAGCCAGGGTGGATGCCCTGCTCAGGGAGCTGACCTACAAGCAGGACCTGCAGCTGCATGGCGTGCTGAACCGCCTGCGCACGGTGGAAGGCTGGAGCGAGACGGTGCAGGCGTGCAACAACATCGCCTCTTTCTTCTGGTCGCCATTGACGCTGAGGGCTTACTCGAGTGTACGAGGTTTCGTCACCTTCGACGACCTGGCAGCACACCGGAACGAAATAGGAATGGCAGAACTGGTGCTGCGCAAGCAGTTCTCCGACTCGCTCATCGAGCAGCTGCTTGAGGAAGAGCGCAAGGCACAATATGAGCCATTCCATCGACACGCCATCGTGAAAATGTGCCATTTCATCGGTGCTCACATTTCTACAAAAGAGACTCCTGCCGACCCTCGATACAAGGATCTTGCCTATGCTGCAGCAGCCAACTTCATAGAAGAGAACATCGATAAATTCCCAAAATACAAGGATTCACCGGCCTACAAGGCCAATCACATGCAAGCGTATGAGAACAAAGCTGACGACCCGACCTTCTTCTTTGCAGGATGACGGAACACTGAACCTTCACGTTCCCCACTCCTGGAGTGAACTGACACAGGACCAGCTGCGCTATGTGCTCATCCTGCTCACCCAGGGATGGGAGGAGTGGCACGTAAGAACCTACCTTTTCGCCCGGTTAGCCGGCATCAGGGTGCTCAACGAGAAGAAGGACGGCTGGCTCTGCGAAACCAAGACGGAGAAAGGCGGAAAGGTGAGATTCTTCCTGGAGCTGTGGCAGGTGCAGAGCTTCTGCGAGGCATTCGACTTCGTGTTTGAAGATACCGGGGCTGAAAACAGGCTCGATTCCATCGGACTCTACAAGGCGGCAGACCTGGAGCTCTACGATTACCCGTTCGAGTATTACATCTGTGCGGACAACTACTTCCAGCAGTATCTGCAGTCGGACAAGACGAGCGATGAGCCGCTGAAGGAACTGGCACGATATCTCTATCTGGACAATGAGGGCAACCAGGCAGCGCACATCAAGTGCTCTACCTATGAGCTGATGGGTGTGTTCCTCTGGTTTATGTGGATAAAGCACAACTTTTCCACAAAGTTCCCCCATCTCTTCAAGCCTGCAGCTGAAGGAGGCGAAGGAGAAACTGACATGGAGGCATCGATGAATGCACAGATCCGGGCACTCACGGGCGGGGATATCACCAAGGAGGAGACAATCAGAAAAGCCAATGTGTGGCGGGCACTCACCGAACTGGATGCCAAGGCACGCGAGGCAGAGGAGTTAAACAAGAAACTGAATAAATCATGATCAAGACAGAAATCAATACCCCATCGGTACAGGTGGGCTTCGATGCATTCTCTTACTTCAGAGACCTAGCAAAGCGCAACAAGCTATGCTGCGAGCTGGGGTTCATTCCTACCACATGCTCTACACCACAGGCTTTCGAGGGAATGCTGGCCAATATGTCGAAGGGCAGGAACTTCATCGTCATAGATGATACCAACGACGGCAACGTGGCCATCAACGGCGACGGCAGTTTCCGCAAGGTTGTCACCTATACGGTGTGGATCCTGATGCGATACAAGTTCAACGACATGAACGACCGCCAGGAGAAGCTGAACACCTGCAGAAAGATCTTCCGGCAGTTTCTGAGCCGTATCATCATCGACAAGATGAAGTGGGAAAGCGACTTTACCTATCTGCTGAGCGACCAGGTGGACAACCGGGAGATAGGCGCATATTTCATCAACGGACTCACTGGCGTGGAATTCCACATCGACGTGAGCGAGCCATTAGACCTGGTATATGACAATGAGGAATGGAACGAATAACATCAAGACTCCCGTCTCTCAGGAAGATATCTATGCTTATGAGCGTGGATGGGCAGAAAAGATGGTGAAAATCTGGAAGGAGAAAATCATGCACTACCGCATCCGCCATACGGGTGCTCTCTTCAACAGCGTGCAGGCTACTTCCTTCGGAGGTTCCAGCCGCACGATTGCCCATAAGTTCCTGCTCTACGGTCTGTATCAGGAAGCGGGAACGGGCAACGGTTATTACCATGGCAATCCTGGAGATCTCCCGTTCCTGGATCCGAAATACCGTGCGCAGCATCATCTGGGCGAACCCAGACAGAGGCGTCCATGGTTCAACCGGAAGTATTATGCATCCATCATGAAGCTGAACGATATGGAGGGCTATTTCTATGGCGAGGAATACCAGGGCCTGATGGCAGACCTCTTCAAGCAGATGTTCGGCACACCCTTATAACGTATTTTTAATTTGCACCATTCCTTCGTAACTTTGCGAAAAAATAAACAAATACGATGGCAGATAAAATAAATACAGAGATACTGCAGAGGGCGTTCGAGTCCATCAGAGACGAGCATGCCAAGGGTGCCAATACAGCGAGGCGCATTGGCGATGCCTTCCTCTCCCTCCTAGCCTATGCCTCACAAGACAATGGTGCATACCTCTCTCGTGAGCATGACGATGCCGCCATGGGACTTATCACCTTCCTAAAGGGGCTTGTCTCCGAGGGGGTGGCTCACCTCAACCAAGGTGCACAGTTTGGTAGTTTTGTCTCTGGCATGGCCACAGGCAAGGGCGCAGCCATCGACGGCGATGGCAATGCTGAGGTCGAGAGCATCAAGGTGCGCTCATACATGCAGGTGCTTGAGCTGATAGTCAACAGACTCTCAGCCTTCGAGGGTGACCAGTTCTTCACCGAGAGCGACACCATCGAGCAGGTCGATGACCTAGGCTCAGGTTGCTACGGTCTCCACCTCCGCTCCAAATACCAGGGCTATTTCACCGCACAGCACGTTAACAACGTCATCAAGGGCATGGTCAACAACCTAGCCACAGCCACCACCTCGTCCACATCTGCCAGCTATTACACCTCATGGATGCGCATCAACAGCGTCAATGCCGTCCAAAACTACATCGAGGTCACCCTATACCCCGACACCGAGGTGCCAGGCGGACAAAACTTTCCGCCGTGCGAACTCATGAACATCGCCCGATTCGGCAACCAGACAGACGAGACCCTGCAGAGCTGCTTCTATGTCTCCTCCACCGAGGGGCGCATCGTCAAGCTCACAGGTGTCACCAAGCCCATACTGGATGATTACAACTACGGCATGGTCTTCGGCACAGTCCCCGAGTGGATACAGTCCCTCAACCTTCCACTCGTCAAGGGCAGAGACTACCTATATGCCGCTGGCATCATCACACAAGACATCATACAGATAGACTACCATGGCAAGCCCATCGTCACCTACGTTGACAGAGGCCCATGGAGCGAGACCGCCGACTATTACAGCGCATCCCTCAATGAGGATACCCAAAAATACGAGACCTCCGATGTCTGGTACACCGGCTGCAAGTGGAGATGCCAGAAGACAGGCACACACACCGCCCCACGGTGGAACAACACCGACTGGGCGATGATCGAGGGCAACCCCAACTTCACCATCGACTTCATCGAGGCTGAGACCGTCTATGATTACGACAACTTCCGTGCGCCCCTCACCATCGTGGCATATCTCTACGGTCAAGACATCACCGCCGACATACTCGACAACGATGTCGCCTGGACACGCTACACTGAGAATTCCAGGGGCGAGCAGCGCGTCTCCTCCGACAACATCTGGTCACTCAACCGAGGCGGAGCAGGCAAGGCCATCGTCCTCACCCAAGACGACCTATCAGTCGACAGCGACGGCATCCCCAAGGTCATCCGCTTCACAGCCACCGTCACCCTGCGTGACGGCATGGGCGATGAGGTGGCTCAAGACGCCGCCTCATTCGAGTACGCCGTCTAAATTCAACACTCAACATTCAACATTCAACACTCATAAATATGAAGACTCGCAGATTAGACTTCAAGTTCACACCGCTCCAACTCAGCGTCTCCATGACGCTAGAGGGCAGCGTGCCCAACGAGCAGACCTATGATGCCGACAGTGGCGAATACGCACCAGACTATTCCCTCACACCTGCCGTCATCAAGCCTACCGTGGGCATCATAGACAGAGACGGCATATTGCAGAGCGGCTGCGTCAACAGCCAGCTCACAGATGTCTCCTGGTGCCGTGTCGTCGATGGTGTCGAGCAGACTACCCTCGTCAACGCCACCAACCAGCAGATCATCACCTTCTCGGGCGATGACACAGGCAAGATCCTCTGGTATCAGAATGCACAGCCACAAAAGCCCATCACCTTGCGCTTCAAGGCCAAGTTCCTCGACATACGCACAGGCGAGGTACGCAATATCACCCAAGACTTCCCGTTCACCTGCCGCAATGCCACCCTATACAAGCCAGTCCTCTTGCTCTCATGCGGTGACCGCTTTTACAACCCCCTGAGAGACGAGAGCCTAGCCACCGTCACAGCCTCCCTCAGGCTGGGCACAGAGGAGTGCGACAAGGCCAAGCGCAAGTTCGCCTGGCAGATGCTGCGCAACACAGGCTACTACACAGACATCACAGATGACGACCTAGAGGTCAGCGTCTCAGCCGATGGCGACTCCATCACCATAGACCAGTCGCTCATGGGCGAGAGGTGCAGCCTCCGCTGCCGTGCCCGATACAGTGCCACAGGCAACCCATCGGCCGTGGCACTCACCGATGCCAGCCCTACCAAGGTCATCACCTTCGCCCGACGCATACCGTCATTCGACTATGACTACATGGGCGTGACTGACAACCTGCCGCCAGGCACCACCTCCATACAGCCAGAGGCATACATCTACGACAATGCCGGCAAGATACCCGATGCCGAGCGCAATCTCTTGCCACTCTGGTACATGGGGGCCAACCTCTCCGCCACCAAGATAGACTATCGTCTCAAGGGTCACGGCATGCAGCCCACCATCAAGACCGACCTCGTCGACCCAAGCCGAGGCGCAGTCATGGCGCTCGATGTCAAGATACTAGACCCGCTCGCCCTGGCAGCCGATGCCGACGGCAAGGTCTTCACAGATGCCGACGGCACCCCATTCGTCTGGCACTAAATAATTCAACACTCAACATTCAACATTAAAAAGATATGGAAAGATACATCAAAGCCAACCGCCTCGTGGTGGAGCACCTCCACCTACAGGGCGACCGCACAGAGCTTCAGGATGGCAACTTCCTCCTCTGGCTCCAAGACCTCATGGTCTTCGGTCCACTCTTCAACCTGGCAGCCATCTGCTCAAAGATCGGAGCCATCGCCCTCACAGGCCAAGAGGCGCGACAGGAGCAGGAGGGCACTTCATGCCAGCAGCTGCCAGTGGCCACTGACCAGAGATTCGTCATCAGTTCAACCAATAAGTCAGAGGAGGGTGAGTCATGAGTGGAGCCAGCAAGAGCGTCAGCATCAAGTTCATCAGCCGTGTCGGCACATACATGGCCATGATACAGTCACCAAACGGCGACCTATACCAGGAGTATCAGCGCAACGGAGACAAGGTCACCGTCATGCCAGACTTCTCAAAGACCAAGCCGCTACTCAACTTCGTCTGCACATCATCCCGAGTGGCTGAGGGGGTCTCCACGCCAGTCAGCATGCGCTACTACTTCAACGGCGTTGAGATCACCTTCGACTCCGCAGGCAAGTCCAGCGGACTCTTCACAGGCCTCTTCGAGAGAGTCGTGCCGTCAGCCTCACAGCTCTATTACGGTCTCCGCATCGTCGGCAACCTCGTCCAAGCCTCTGGCTATGCCCCCATCGTCATCAAGATGGTGGGCAAGATCTCAGCCAAGGCGCAGAGCGCAGAGGTCACAGACGACATCCAGGCAGACTACACCATCCCAGTCGGTCCATACACGGGCACGGCATACCGTGTCACCATAGCCGCGGGCGATGCCAAGAGCTTCACCCTCAGCAGCCCAGATGACAGCTGCGTCCTCGTTGCCAAGGCTCTGCAGGGCAATGACGAGATTACCTCCACCCTCTATTACAAGTGGTACAAGGCAATCAGCTCAGACACAGGCTGGCAGCTCATCAGCGATGCCACCACCGCCAAGCTCACCGTCAAGGCCGCTGATGTCACCTGCACACGTGACTACAAGGGCGAGGTCTACAGCGACAAGTCCATGGCGGCAGACAAGCTCATCGGCTACGACTTCGTCACCGTCATGGATGCCTCCGACCCATACGACATAGACCCATGTCCGAGTCCACTAGACATCACCATCGAGGAGGACACCAGCGGCAACGGCTCCGTCACATTCACCCCAAAGCTCGTGGTCCGAGGCAAGTCGCAGACCATAGACACCAAGTTCTACTTCACACTCAAGTCGCCGGCAGGCGTGGTGCTCAACACCGATGCCGCACGCAAGCCGACCGTGCAGCTCTCATCCTTCAACGTCACCAGAGACGACTGTCTCCATGGCGGAGGCACAGACATATCATTAACCATAGAGTCAGTCAAGTGATCATGGCAGTCAAGACATTACTCATACATTTCCTCAAGCTCGGTGTTGGCATAGCCAGCACCGAGATGGAGTATGCCGACTCCACCAGCTGCGATACTCCTCCAACAACAGAGTGGCAGACCACTCCACCACAGTGGCAAGATGGTCACTACATCTGGACACGCACACACATCACGTATACCAATGGCAAGGAGACATATACCTCTCCAGTCTGCACGACAGGCAGTCAGGGTGAGCCTGGCAATGATGGTCAAGATGCCATCACCATCAACCTATCTTTGACAGCCATCAATCACAAGAAGTCTACTGTCTTCGGCTCTTATGTCATCTATGCCCACATGTTCAAGGGCAATACTGAGGTTAGCTTCAGTTACAAGGCTTCCTGTCAAGATGACAACGTGCAGTGTACTCCAATCAAAATTGGTGGCCTCGTCTCATTCCAGGTGGGCATCAAGGCTGGTGCCGTCGTCAATAGCATGATCACATTAACGTTCATATACCAAGGTGTCACCTATACCAGATCTATCCCCATCACCACCGTCTCCGATGGCGACAAGGGTGAGCGTGGTGCCGTCCTCCGTGGTCCGCAGCTCTGGTCAGACTGCGGCGTGGGCTATTGCTTCGAGGCTGGAGAGACTGGCAAGGAGTGGAAGGATACCGTCATCTACAACGACAACACCTACTCCTGCGTCAAGAGCCACGTCAAGACAGCCGACAACTACCCCGGCAGCGCAGATGACATCAACAACGGCTACTGGCGAGTCGGCAGCCCCATCGAGCTGATTGTCGCCAACATAATCATGTCACGCTACCAGCTCGTCAAAAACCTCGGGGTCGAGACCATTGAGATGAAGGATGCCGATGGCAACATCGTCTTCCGAGCCAAGGATGGTGAGGTGTTGGCCAACAAGGGCACATTCAACAATATCGTGTGCGACCATGGCGAGTTCACCAATGCAGTTGTCACAGGTGACCTCAACCTGAGCACACTTCGTTATCTAGCCAACGAGGGCGGCAATATGGGCGCAGCCGTCATGGCCAAGGCTTTCAACCTGGGATACGGTCCTTTCATCTTGCCACACCTCAATGACAACGAGTGCATGAGAGTGGTCTTCTATAATCCAGTGATAACAAGAAGTTCACTGCCAGCCAAGGTCTCATGCCAAGGCAGCAATGATGTGTTGAAGTCAGCTTCTAACATATACACCTCAACCTCATATCGTCAGATAGAAGTCTCCGGGTGGTGCGAGATGATCGGCTCAAACTTGACAAGTGGCAAAACCACATGGATATATAACTATATCGTGCAATCTTAAGATTAATTCATTATGATAGACAAAAAAACTTTCGACAAGGCTCCTGACGTTAACACCGTCAACAGCAACCAGTCATTCCTCATGACTGACCAAAAAGGCAACGTCACCAAGATACCGTTGTCCGCCCTCAAGGCTGACCTCAGCCTGGGCAGCCACACATGGTGCGGCAGAGTGTGGAATACAGCCAACGCCACCCCCAAGGCGGCCATGGTGGTCGGCGACCTCGATGTCCTCCGTGAGCTGCCGCTCACCCTAGGTCTCGGCGCTTACCTCGTCAAGAATGACCACAGCCGCCGCAAGCTCGATGCCACAGACCATTACAAGTATGCCACGGGCGAAGCCGCCAAGCTAGACGGTTCACAGGGACACTACCAGTGGGGATGGGGCAGAGAGTTCTACTTCGTCACCAAGGATGTCGGTGGCCTCCATTACGAGATGATCGGTCTCAAGCCTATCCCTGGCGAGTACAACTACAAGATCCCTATCGGCTCCATCTCCGCCTCAGGCTTCGCCACCATCGAGCGCAGCACAGGCAGACTCGTCAGCTTCATCAACACAGGCACTGACTACCGAGGAGGCAACAACGATGCCTCCCTTGACGGCACCAACCGCACCCTCTGCGGCAAGCCGGCAAGCTCGCAGACCACAGAATACTTCCGTGCCGCCGCACGCAAGAATGGCAAGGGGTGGCTCTGCACCACCATGCGACACACCACCATCATCGCCGCACTCATCGGGGTCATCATGGGCACACACTACGACCAAGATGCCGTCAACACCGCCAAAGACTCCAACGGTCTCTACCAGGGCGGTCTCGGTGCAGGCACCTCAAACTTCAACTGGGATACCTGGGGCACTTACAACTCCTACCGCCCATTCCTCCCCATGTCCGCAGGCATCGAGCTGGGCGACAGCGTGGGCGAGACTACCTACGCAGTCAAAAATGACGCAGGCACCACGGTCTACACAGCCAAGGTCTCCAGCTTCTTCGGTCTCAAGCACGCACAGGGCGGCTACCTCTGGCGCATGATGGATGACGAGCAGGTCCGCATCAACTCCGATACCACCGCCACACACCTCGTCGCACCATCCATCTATGGCTCATGGACCATCGGCTCAGCCACGGGCATGAAGGCTTACAGCACATCGCCTGCCACAGGCGAGGGCTACATCACCCGACTCTCCATGGAGCATTTGGAGAATTTCGCCACGGCCGTCGGAGGCAGCGAGACCACATACAGGACTAGCTATTTCTGGAATACTTCCAAAGCTACGAGCGGTTTCCGTCTCTGCCTGCGTGGGTGTAACGCTAGCTATGGCGGTCGATGCGGTTCTTCGACTCTCAGCGTTCACGCTGATGTCTCGAGTGCCA